TGATAAGATGGACTTATTCGACAAAATTTTGGCACTACTTAAGGAACACTTTACAGGAGTGCGCGAAGATGGCCTCCGGCAGTTGGCAAGCGCGTTAGCTTTACAGGCCGAGACCGAGGAAGATGCTACTAATATCGTAGGCAAATTAACCGCCGACAAGGTAGAGAAGTTCGTAAAGGACTGGCGCAAGACCGCCGACGCCGAGATCACTAAGGCAAATTCCACTTTTGAAACCAGCCTTAAACAGAAGTATGATTTCATCGAGAAAGGACAGCCTAAGCCCGAGCCGGTTAAACAGTCAGAACAGAACGGAGGAGAGTTAACGTTGGACGCAGTTGCAAAGCTAATAGACCAAAAGATGGCAGCGCAAAATTCGCTTTTGCAGGGCTTAGTAACTGAGAAAACGGCAGCCGACCGACGCAGAATATTGGAAGCCGAGTTAGACAAGGCCAAGATCGAGGGCACGCAGCGCGATATGATCTTAGGAAATTTCTCGCGTATGTCCTTTAAGGACGATGAAGACTTTAACGGCTATCTCAAGAACGAGACCGAAGCAATAGGTAAGCTCGCACAAGAGACAGCAAACGAAAAACTAAGCCAACAGCAGCAGCCAATATTTGGAGCCGTGAACAAAGAAGGCATAAGCGAAGGCGTAGCAAGTTACATCGCCGCCAAGGCCGAAAAGCCGACCCTACAGGGGAAGGAGCTTTAATTAACCAACAAATCAATTTGTTATGCTTACGATTAAGAGAAAGAAGGACACGCGCACAGTACGAGCATGTACTAATAACTGCGCAGACATTCCCGGCGGCGTAACTGTTTGCGGAGCCGAGCTTATACCCGGCACTATTTTGGCAGAGGGCGCAGCCATTGCAAAAGGCACAGACGGCCTCTATCATGTGATTAAAACCGCGAAGGTTAGCGCAGCTGTAGGCACCAGCGACACCACTATTAAGGTAGCCAAAGGCAGCCAGTTTAAGGTAGGCGACGTTATTATGGCAGGCGTTGGTAGCAAGGCAGTGGCAATTACAGCCATTAGTAAGACCGACGCATCCCAGGACGTTATAACGATCGCTGAGGCATTAGGAGCAACAGTAAAGGAAGGCGCTATTATCGAACAGGCCGACAAGGCTGCCGCAAAGGGAGCTTTCCGATATACACCTGTTGCACTCGTTGGAGACAGCTACGATGTTGAGGAGCTGGGCAATCATCTCGTAACAGCCGTAACTATCGGACAGTTCAAAGAAGCTGTGGTACCGCCCGTTAGCGACGATATCCGAGCAGCGCTCAAAACTATAGTATTCATTTAAAGTAGCAGGATCATGATAGCAACACTAATGAAAGGCCTCGTAGAGAAAGACATGGAGGCCGTAATTAATAGCTACGATTTGAAGCCCTTCTATTATCCGACACTATTTCCGCTTAAGGAGCGTTATACATTGACGTGGAAAGCGTTAGAGACGCAAGTCGGTCTCAAGATAGCAGGCGACATCGTGGCAAGAGGTGCGCGCGTTGATGCAAAGACACGCGAGGCCGTGGCGCGTTTGCAGGGAGATATTCCCAAGATCTCGATTAAGCGCTTTATGGATGAAGACAGGCTTAACGAGTATGATATAATGGTAGCCATGTCTTCGGGTAACCCCGATTTGCAGGCTTTAGTATCAGCCTGGGCCGAAGATACAGAGTTTTGCTGGACAGGCGTAGCCAGTCGTTTGGAGTGGATGGCATTGCAGGAGCTCTCGCTGGGAAAAATAACTCTTACAGAAGACAACAACGCAAACGTACTAACCGAGTACGATGTAGATTATCAGATGGACGATGCCCACAAAGTAGGCTACCAGGAAGGCTCGGCAAGCTGGGCAAACAGCAGCGCAGCCAAGCCTATAACAAAAGATTTTAAGAACATCGTAAAACTTGCAAAGAAGGAGGGCATCAACCTTAAAGTAGCGATGATGAGCCTCGATACTTTTGCTACGTTCACGGAGACCGACGAGGTACAGCGGATCTGCGCGAGCTTTGCAGCAAATGCGCTGAACATATCGCAGACGCCGAGCCTCGAGCAGGTTAATACCGCGCTTAAGGGCCTATCCTACCTTAGAGGTTTGCAGGTAAAGGTAATCGATCAGGACATTACGCTCGAGAAGTCCGATGGTACGCGCCCGTTCAGTGGCAACCCGTTTGCCGAAAATGTCGTTAATTTCGGCGAGGCCGTACAGAAGGGCTATACCTACTGGAAGAAGCCTGCAGACGCCAACGTTAAGGGCAGCGTAGCGCTGAAGGCCATGAACGGCCACACGCTTATCAAGAAGTACGCAGAGGAAGAGCCGCTTATGGAGATCACGCAGGGCGTAGCTAACGCTTTCCCAGGCTGGCTGTCTTCTTCTCGTTCGATATTGATGTCGACCTATTCGGAGACGTGGAACCACTAAGCAAAGCCCGGGAGGTATTCAGCCTCCTGGGACTTTGATCTAAACAAAAGGCATGACTTACAAAGAATGGTTTTTGCAGACGGGCAAGCGTTTCGGTATTGAAGCCGGAGACGTACAACTCATTTTGACCGACCAAATAGAGCTGATACCCGACGAAGAGGCGAAAGTAGACCCTAAGACCGCCAAGACTGCGCTGGTTAAGGAATTTGCCAACGTGATACCATTAGCCAACATCTCCGAGGGCGGCTATAACGTTTCCTGGAATATCGAGGCTATTAAACTTTGGTACAAGATCACCTGCGGCGAGCTGGGCATTACGCCTAACACAACGCCTAAGGTTCGCGATAGGAGTAACGTATGGTAAGCATATCGGAAGTTATTAATAACCAATACCCGCATTTCCTTTATACGCGCGCCAGTGGGGAGGGCGTGCAGAATGAGACAGGCGGCTGGACAGGCGGCGAAGCCGTTTACGAGTACCACAGCAGATGCAGGGAGGAAACCAACGGCCGAGGCACTAAAGTAGCAACGGCCGACGGTACATATAGAGTATTCTCGGCATTGGTACAGATACCAGTAGATGCCGCACGCATTCCCGAAGGAACGGAGGTTATTATAACTGACGAAGATATAGACCCAGCGCAGCTCCAAAACGATGACTTTGTAAGTAATGCTACTAATAACATAATACGAATAAAGGGCGAATGCCTTAAGTTTGACAAAGGTAGACTACACAACCGTCTATGGATATAAGAGGCAAGATAAACGGCGATTTGGATGCCATTATGCGGCAGTTCCTTCAAGAAGTGGAGAGGCAAGAGATAGAAAGCCTCTGCCGCGTTGGAGAGGAAGCCGTTGCATTGGCTAAACAGATACCGGCTCCGATAGGTTACAAGGACCGCACAGGCAACCTGCGCTCGTCTACCGGCTACGCCGTATTCAAGGACGGTAAGCCCATTAATAAGGCCTTCAATTCTGTTAAGGGAGCCACCACCGGCGCGGCTACAGGAGAGAAGCTGGCTATGAACTTAGCCAAGAACCATCCTACCGGGCTCGCCCTTATAGTAGTAGCGGGTATGTATTATGCCGTATATGTCGAGGCAAAAGGTCGCGACGTATTGACGTCTGCGGAGACCAACGCAGAGGCAGGCGCTAAGAGAGAGTTCGCAGATTTACTCAAGAACATAAACGCAGCGTTTGAGAAATGAAAAAGGTAAGTAGTATTGATATAGACGATTTGCTGTATGAGCTGTTAAAGGCAGCCGTTACAGCCGGGGAAATTGAGATATCCGGCGGCATATACAACGAAGACGACAGGCCCGACGGCAGCAGCAAGGAGGATATCACGGTAAACACTATTGCAGCAGACCATGATAAGCCTCAGACAGCAACATCGAATATTAATATATATGTACCCGATCTGTATCTTAAGATTAAAGGCGTTGCTCAGTATAAGAAGAACAAAGAAAGGTTACGCGATATCGGAGACAGCATTACCTATCTATTGGACGCGCAGAATTTGGATGACTTAGAAATGTGGATAGAGGCCGACACGCTATTAGCGTTTCCCGACATCCACCAGCACAGCCGCAATATTCGTATTAAGTGGAACATACATTAATTTTTAACAGTTAGACAATGGCACATATTGTAACTTTGGGCTTATCCAGAATATTGGGAAAGTCCGGTGAGCCTACTGCGGGAGACTTTGCAGAAGACGGGTATACCGATTATGGACTGACATATGAGGACACCTGCAAGATGGCGCAGGAAGACGGCGACGAAACCGAGTTTTACTCCGAAGAGGAGGACGACCCGATCGAGATCATAAACAAGCCCGGTAAGATTACCTTTAGCTGGAGTATCATGGACCCGACAACAGATGTACTTAAGCGTTTGTTTGGCGGCGAGGTAGCAAAGGATATTGATATTTGGGCATATCCCGACACTGAGGCCAGCATAGAGGAGGCTGTAATTATTAAGCCGAAGAAAGGTTTGAAATTCCAAGTTCCTCGCATGCGTCTTAAAGCAAAGCTTAACGGCGAGTTCTCGAAAAAAGGCCTTATGCTTATTGAGGTAACAGGTACCATTCTAAAGCCTCAGACAACCGGCCTTAAAAAGCTTTACGCTACAAAGGTAACAACAGAGTAACTAAGAAGTATTCAGTTTAACACCCGAG